CTGGTTGTCTCATTATGGTCCTTAACTAATTTTGCAGTAATATCTAATTGCTGCTTTGCCTTCTTCATGTTTTCTAATGCAATTTTAACAGCATCGTTTGTTTTTGCCAACTTTTCCCACTCCAATTCTTCTGCCATTTTTTTATTGGCCCAATCTACAATAGTTTGTATCATAGGACTAAGTTGAATGTCGGCAGTCTTTCCATACATCTGCTGCCAAAGGTTCATGCTACCGTCAAAGACTTCTATGCAATTACTATTACCATTCCATCTCATCATGCCCGAACTTGGAGCATTCATATTGATGTGAGGCATGTTACTCCCTCCTGTACTAACCCACAGGAGGGGGTTACTGTTTGCAGTAATATTTGTTATCATGCCTGTGCTGGAATAATGTATTTGTAAACAGCAAGTCCGCTATCTAGAGTGATCTGAATAGCACCTTCGTTAGATAATGACATCTTTGTGTTATTGACATCTGCAATCTTAAGTATGCTCAAGATTGGCAACACAGGCCAAGTCCAACCACGGTCTAGTTTACCTTCAACACCCATTGCAAAGATAAATTCACCGGCGTGTGTAGATGCATCGCCGAAGATAAATTTTAAATTGCCGCCATCTGTTTTAGCAAGAAATGTTGGATGTTCATTATGCGCACCTGCCTGGAAGTTGAAACGAGTCACAGAAGCCACAGTAGGTTCTAGTTCTACATCCCACTTAACACCGCGGAACTTGACAGTCTTCATCTTTTCATTAATGACTTCTGTATTCATGAAACGATAATCGTTTTTAAAGTCGCCGTCTTTGTTTTCAAAGTGAATACCAACTGGTACTGTTTCACCATTGCGTTCTGCTGTAGTGATAGAAATCTTTGCACCTTCTTTATATTCTGGACCATCAACTAGATACTTGAGCTTGTTAAGCTGTGGCATACCAAACACACCAATCATGTCTGGATACGGAGCAGCAGTTTCTGCTTCCATAATAACTGAACGGTCATCTGCCATTGAGTTAATAGTTGTGCCCTTTTCAGTGCCTGTAACTTTGACTGTGGTCAAGAAGCCGAGGTTCTGTGTGTGGCTAACGATGTCTTGTAGTATATCTTTCATTGAAAGTTCTCCTGTATATTAAGATTATATTTAGATCTAGAGTAAAACGCAACCGCAATTTACTCAAAGTCAAAAAGTTTATTGAATGTGTTGTCTGACCTTGTTGAACTGATGTCCCATTCCAAAACACCAATAAGGTTTTCTAACTTCTCATCGATAACTGCATTTTCCATCTCAGCATCGTTGAAAGGCAAGTCTTTGAACCATTGAGGCAGTCTAAGTTCGTCTACCGGATAGGCCACGGATGTATATCCCATAGGATTATCTTTGACCTTGCAGACAATGACTTTGGCACCGTCTGTAATGGCCATAGAATATTTGTCATCCATCATACGCTTTAAAGTATTCCAATTAAGGCTTGCACGGACATGGCCGGGCATATTTGCTTTACCTGCTTTCTTTTCTTTAGAAGCATATTCTGTAATATTGTTTGCTCGTTTAGGTGAACCTTTTTCCCAACCCGGTCTAGTTTTAAATTCAGTGCGGAAATTAGTGATATACTCCAATACATCTTCTTTGGTACCGTTATTTAGGACCTTAGTGAGTACCTCACTTAAAAAGTCCTGAATGATCACAGGAGTATCACTGCGTTTCAAATCCAAGCCCATGGCCTTGATCTTGCCTGGCTTGCCATCAACATCAGCTCGCTTGCCTTCTTTATCGTAATAAAGAACAGCATATCGTTTCTTGGTAATGAACAAACCTCGACTAGCAACAATCTCTCGACCCGCTTTAATAACTTCTCCGCGGGTCTTAGGACAGTGGAAAGCATCTTGCATGAACTTAGGGAATGTTGAGTTTACTTCTTCTCCAATGGTATCGTAGAGGTCGACGACATTTTCTTTGGACCAGGGGATGTTCCCTTTTTCAATATCCTTCTTGAGAGTGCTATAAGCACTAAAATAACAACTGTCAGTGTCACCATATATAATTGCCTTTCCTATGTGGTCATTGGTTCCTGTGATAATCTCATTGACTTTACCTGCCATGTGTTTGGCAATAGCACGACCAGTTAGTGTGGTTGATTGTCCAATACGGTTATCAAAGAAGCGGCAACCAGGATTTAAAATAGCGCCGTACAAACTGTTCAAGTTAATTTTCTTGACCAACTGTCGCTTGTCCCAGTATTCTTCTTCAATCTTGTTGCCTGCAGAGATACAGTTTTTGAGTTTGGCCTGCATGTCTTTTCTTTCAGCATACCAACGCTTTAACAAGCCAGGAATAATACCTTCTTTGTCGTAGGTAAAGATAGTGCCATTAGCACTTACCATCCACGGCTGATTGCTGTCAAAGATCAAATCATAGGCCTGTGCAGCACTTAGAGTATCTGAACCACCATCTTCCCAATCTATAGTAACTTCTCGTCCAACATTTCGTTCCATGACAGCAGTATATTCCAAACTACCAAATATACCTTCCCATGCTGATGCAAAACTTTTACCTTTGGCAATTTCACCTTCAATGAATGCCTTGGTACCATCTTGACGCAACTGTCCAACAATAGTTTCCGGCCCCATGTTTAGCGCACGAATTGCTGACGGATACAGTGAGTTAATATCTAGTGAACCAATCCACTCATGAATACCTTTCTTGGGATATGCTACATAAGCACCTGCAGCCTGATTGCTGAATCCTTCTTCTCGAGATATTCTATTAGGAACAATAAAGCCACGCTTGTGAGCTTCGTTGATAATGGCCTGTTCAGTAACTGCCACAGCACCCATTGTGGTCTGTAGTAATACAGTACACTCATGTGCCAGTGTGTTGGCAAGATCCAAGAACTTTAGTTTCTTGTCTAACTTTTCCAACAGCATACAATCTTGTCTGTTGTATTCAATAAACCTACGGAAGTCGTTGTTATACAACTGATCCAAGGTGCCTTCATACACAGTCTTGTTCTCGCCAATCTCCATTTCGCCAATAGCATCTAGTCTATAAGTATGGCGTTCTTCATATGTGTACTTGCGATATAGTTCAAGGCTGTCTAGATGTACACGACCAATTAGATCGTATGTGACCGCAGCCTTGCCGTACTTTTCATACTCTCGTTTCTTGGGGAATTGATTCCACAAACAGAATCTGCGTGTATCTTCTTTGCTTAGGACTTTAGTAACACGATTAACAGTATAGGGGATATCAAAGCCTTCGCTGTTCCAACCACTTAGCACATCTGCATCTTCTATGAGATTCAAGAATGTATCTAACATGTCTGCTTCATTGTCAAATAGCATAGTGTTGGGAAATTCCTCAACCTGCTTTTGTGCCTCCGCCATACTCAGCGTCTTGGGAGGAATGGCCAAACATACCATAGTCTGCATCCATTGCAGGTAAACAGCAATAGCGGTAATTGGCATAAACGCATCGTCTGGGCTAGCATAGCCGCGTTCTGGATCAAAGTCTACCTCAATATCAAAAAATGCTACATTTAATTTTGGAGCATCTTGATTGAGATAGTTGTCTTCGAGGCAACGATAAATGGGATTGATATCGCTTTCAAAAAGTTTCTTGCCTGAATAGATTGAAAGTTCTTTGCGATGTTCTTTTACATTTTTAGAACTTACTCTGGACAATGGCTGTCCAAAAATACTTGTAAATTTACCTTTAGGGTCGGGGTAATAAAATACATGTCTTGCAGGATATTCTTTAAAGTGTCTTTGACCTTTGCTGTCTCTTTCAACAACATTGATCATATCCTGCTCTCGATTATAGAAAGCATCTACGTACATAATTTCTCCTATGTCTTTTGTGGCAGACAAATACCAAATGTGCGGTTTATGGCCCAGCTTACCATCTACTGTTTATTTAATTAATTATCATTCTTACTAGACCAACGGTATCAATAGTGGTCAGCAGTATATAGTTAGCCAACATACCAAAAGATTTCCTAGTCCAGCTAGCCCAAGCATACATGGCACAGCCAAGAATCCAAACAGGATAAAGAGCAAGAAGCGGCGGAGTGGGGACTGTGAATGCCATAGTAATACTGCAACCAATACTAATAGCCCAAGCAAGCAACTCAACAACAAAGCGAACTCGGTTAGACTTAAAGTCATCTTTTATCCACTGTATTGTTGGTGCAAAAATTGTGTCTATCATTCAGGCAAACGCTTTGTTACGCCAAGAATCATTTCAATGTCATTCCATTCTTGTTCGTGATCTTTCCAGTTGTCTTTGTGTGCAATGGAAATTGCTTTGTTAATAACGCTAGGTTTAATTTGTAGTTCTTCTGCAACTGCTTTTACAGTTTCTTTGAGACCTTCTTTAAGATCTTCTACTTCGCGTAGTACATTACCACCTTCGGTAATAAGTCTCTCTAGCTTTGCTTTTTCTTCGGGACCATACATTCTTGTAGACATAATTTCTCTCCTATAGGACTATTATATAGCCAACAAAAAAGCCGGTCAACTAAATTGCCGGCTTTTGAGTGTAATTGGAATAATTACTTTTGGTCTTCGCTTAATACATCGTACATTTCAAAACGGCCACCGTTACGCTCGTACAACATGCCTGCAAATACTTCTGCCTTGGCGCTTTCTGTGTACTTGGATGCAGCAACTCTTTGAGCCCAAGCAAATAATGTTTTGTCAATTGGATCAATTTGTTGTTGTCCGCCACTTTCTTGAACCAACTTAATCATATCACGGAAAGTTAGTGTGCCTTCGACTGATTCTTTAACTGGACGCTTTTTGCCTTTTGGCATCATAGCACTTTCGTTTTTCTTGCCAAAGTATTTGGCCTGCTTGTCGCTCATGCCTTTTTTGCCACGATCTTTCTTGTCACCGCCTTTTTCACCGGCAGCTTTTTTCATTGGCTCTTCTTTGTCGCCGTCTTTGTCAATATCTAAGAAGTCTGGTTTAGCACCTTCTTCCATTTTCTTTTTCTTGTCAGTTTTCTTTTTGTCAGCTTCTTCTTTTTTGGCTTCAACCATCTTCATAAACTTGCTTTTGAATTCTACTTCAACGCTTTCGTCTTTTTTAGACTTCTTGTCAGACTTTTCTTCTTTCTCAGCTTCCTTGCCTGTATACTTTTCGCCTTTGACAGCAGTACCAGGATGCTTGTTGCCTTTCATATCTGTCCAAGGCTTATCAGTCTTAGTAGCTTCGTCTACTTTTTCTTCTTTCTTTTCTTCGTCTTTCTTTTTCTTGGCTTCAGCTACATAGGTAGTTTGGCC